CGGGGTCCTGGCTTTTTGTTTGCGTGCAAACATGGCCGGAGGGTGGGACGGCATCCCAGTAGACAGATTATAGGATACGAGATTTTTCACGCTCCGATTGCGCTCCGCTTCGTGGACCGGTGCGGGTCTCGGCTTTTGTTTCGTGTAATCAATGAATTGAGGGCAGGGGCGGGGCGCTGGCGATCTGCGGATCGCGGCAGCGCCGGCTGGAAAAACTGTATTTTTTCGGTACTTTTTCGGACAGGCACCGGGGTGCAGGGGGCGGGAGATGTTGCAGCCGTATCAGTTGCCTCACGAGTGTGAGCGGGATGAGATTACCAGGCTGCTGGCGGTGTTGACGCCGAGGCAGCGGCGGGTGCTGCGGGCGTATGTGTGGCAGGTGGAGCTGGGCGAGAAGTCGCTGGCGGCCTGGCTGGCGGAGCCGGCGTGTCCGGTGGCGCGCTCGACCTGGTATAAGCTGCGCGATTCTGCGGCGTTCCAGGATGCGCTGGATGCGTATCGCCGGGCAGGCCTGGCCTGGGCGATGAGCCAGGAGAAGCGGTCGGTAGAGGCGGCGCAGCGCCGGTTCCGGCTGGCCAGCAGCGGGGCGGCCGAGCGGCTCGTGGAGCAGGCGCAGGCGGACATCGGCGGCTTCTTCAAACTGGTGGAGCGGTGGACGGATGAGCCGGCGGCAAGCCAGGAGATCATCCGGGAGGAGAGCGAGACGGATGAGATGGGGATCGTGCGCCGGCGATACCTGGTGCGCCAGGCGGTGCTCGACCTGGCGCGGCTGGCCGATCCGCAGTATGCGCGGCTGGTGAAGAAGTTCTCCGATTCGCCGACACGCGGGGTGGCCATCGAGGTGTACGACGCGCAGACGGCGGTGGTGAAGGTGCTGGAGTCGCAGGGGGCGTTGCGCCAGGCGACGGCGAATCTGAACGTGGATCTGGCGAGCCTGAGCGATGAGCAGCTCGAACGGATTGCGGCCGGGGAAGATCCGGTGAAGGTGCTGGCCAGTGGTAGCAGCGGCGGCTAACCTCCGAGCCGGAGCATTGTTGGAGCTGCGCCGGCGGCAAGGGCCGATTGCGGCAGGGCCGGNGGGGTTGCTGGCGTGGACGCAGCGGCATCGAGCGTTGTTAAAGCCGGAGATGCCGTTGGACTTCGGACGGCATCCATTCCTCGTCGATCTGTACCAGTGCACGGCACGCACGATGGTGGTGTACAAGGCGAGCCAGTTGGGCGCCAGCGAGTATGCGGTGAGCTACGCGCTGCACGCGGCTGATCAGCGCGGGGCGACGGTCCTCTATGTTTTTCCCACGGATACCCATGTCAGTGACTTCTCTTCGGCGCGCATCGGGCCGGCCATCGAGGCCTCGCCGTACCTGGCCAGTATCGTGGTGGACGCCAGCGGGGTGGAGGGGAAGCGAGGCGCGGATCGGGTGACGTTGAAGCGGGTGCGGAATCGGTTCCTGTATCTGCGCGGGGCGAAGGTGACCACCTCGGGAATGGCGCCGCAGTTGAAGTCGATCGATGCGGATGTGCTGATCCTGGATGAGGTCGATGAAATGGACGGCCGGGCGCCGAGCATCGCGGTGAAGCGCCTCGGTCACAGCCGGATCGCCGAGGAGCGGTACATTTCGACGCCGACGTTTCCGGGGATGGGGATTCATGCGCGGTGGATGGAGTGCGATCAGCGGTTGTGGCACGTGCGGTGCGAGCATTGCGGGGAGCGGCAGCCGTTGAGCATCGATCAGGTGGTGACCGAGTGGGATCAGTTGGGGCGGCCGGTGCGGTGGAACGGAGGTCCTTCGACTCTGGCTGCGGCCTTCGCTCAGGATGACAGGAGCGGGCGGGCGTGGGCGGCGTGCCGGAAGTGCGGGAAGGAGCTGGATCGGCTGGGCGCGGGTGAGTGGGTGGCAACGTATCCGGAGCGGGAGGTGGCGGGGTTCCATCTGACGAAGTTGTTCAGCCCGACGGCGAATCTATTGGAGCTGGTGCAGGCGTTCAATACGACGGATGAGACGAAGCGCCGGGAGGCGTGGAATCAGGATCTCGGCGAGCCGTACACGCCCAAGGGCGGGCAGCTCACGGATGAGACGCTGGATGCGTTGCGGCGTGAGTATGGCCATGGGCCGGTGCCGGGGCTGCGACCCGTGGCCGGGGTGGATGTGGGCAAGGTGCTGCATGTGGTGATCCGGGCCCTCACCCCCAACCCCTCGCCCGGCGCAACGGGAGAGGGGAGAGTCAGCCGGCAGTTGTGGGCGGGTGAGACGTCGTTTGACGAGCTGCCCGGGCTGCTGCGGATGTACCAGGTGCGGATGACGGTGATGGATGCGCTGCCGGAGACGACGAAGGCGCGCGAGCTACAGGCCCGGATGCCGGCGGGCTCGCTGTGGCTGGCGTATTACGTGGCGCAGGGGACGAAGCATCAGGATGCAGCGGTGTTCGATCCGAAAGAGGGGGTCGTGAACCTGGACCGCACGCGGACGCTCGACCAGATGTACGGACGTATGTATGACGGGACGGCGACGCTGCCGGCGCACGCCCGGGATGTGCGGGACTACTACGCTCATCTGAAGGCGGCAATCCGGGTGCTGGAGGATGGGCCGGCCGGCCAGGGGCAGGTGGTGCGGTATGTGGAGGCCGGTCCGGATCACCTGGCGCACGCGGAGAATTACTGTCTGGTGGCGGAGAACGCGCAGCCGGCGACGGCAATGTCGGCGGGGCATGTGACTCACATCAAAGAGTTGGGTTTGTAGGAGAGGACGTTTTTTTGTTGGCGCCCTGCGATCCCCGGCTGAGGATTGTGGGGCGCTTTTTTTGGTTTAACCGTGGGATGAGTTTGCAATCCACGCGCTGTTAAGGCGGTGGAGTGTGATATTTTGGATGAAACAGGTTCCGATAATAGGTGTACGCGGTAGAGACGTTCCGCCGGAACGTCTCTACCGTAGCGGTGGGGAGAGTGGATCATGGCGAATGTAAACGTTGATCGGTTGGCAGGGCATTTGTTCACGCTGGCGGCGAGCGCGGTGCGAACATCGGGCGCGAATGGATCGGCGGTGGGCGGCCTGGGCGGCTTCCGCCGTTTTGTGTTTTTGCTGGACATCACGGGATCGGCGACGGAGGCCGGCGACACGCTGGACGTGTACGTTGACGTGAGCCTGGACGGCACGACATGGTTCAACGCGGTGCATTTCACGCAGCAGGCCGGCAACGGGGCGGCGGGAAAGCAGATCGCTGTGTTGGATCCGAGCGCACCAGGTACGGCCGTGGTGGCGGTGACGAGCGATGCGGCCTCGGGCGCGGTGCGGCCGGCGATGTGGGGGCCGTATATGCGGGCGCGATGGGCGATCGCCGACACGAGCACCAGCAATTCAAGCCACACGTTCAGCCTGGTCGGGTATGCCCAGTAGGGCGTGGAGCGTGGTGCGTGGAGCGGCTGTGTCGCAAGTGTGGGCGGTCCTATCGAGGACTGGTGTGCCACCAGTGCCATCCACGGCGCAAAGAGAGTGATTGTGTGCGCAATCATGAGTGTGGTGATAAGGCCGATCATCTGAGCATCGGTGATCATGAGGATGGTAACGTCCGGGACGAATCCGCAGCGCGGGCAAATGAGGTATACCGTGATCAGTAATCACTGGACGCCGCTCCACCGCGGCAATATCGGCCCCTGGACTGACGCTGAGGTTATGCGCCTATGGGGACCTCCTATCGTCAAGATCGTCTGGGACGGCAACAAGCCGCCCTATCTGAATGACATCCCGGCTGGGGCCAAGCTGCTCTGGCGCAACTATCCGCTGTCGGAGGAGTTCAACAGCGGGTTTGATCTCGGCGCGGGGCGCGGTCTGGCGGCCACGGCCGAGCCGGTACACGACACGGGGATCACCAGCGCCAACGGTCTGCCCCAGAATGGATCGGGGCGCGACCAGGCGCCGCCGGCCACACTCGCCAGGGCGGTGGCGGCGCTGCCGACGCCCGAACAGGCGGCGCAGGTCTACGTGGATAATGCTGTCGAGGTCGCCGCTTACTGCGCGACGCAGGGCTTTGGCCCAGAGCGGCTGATCTTCTGCGATGCCAATGAGTTTCCGGTATGGGCCTTTGGGTATACCGGCCTGGCACGGATGCAAAAACGCAAGCTGCAATTGATGCACAAGGCGCTGCCCAAAGCGGGCAATGTCGAAGGCGATCTTGGCGTAGGCTGGCCCGGCAACGTCGGTCCTGACACGCCGCCCGTGTGGGACTGGTTTGCCGATGTCGCGGCTGAGTTCGGACCTTATGACTATCTAGGGACGCATGAGTACACCGGGTTCGGCGGGCCAGTCGAGAATTGGGGCTGGTGGACGGGGCGCATCCTCAAATGTCCGTATCGGGTGCCGATCCTGATTACGGAGTGCCTGGTGGATGGCGGCGTGTACGGCGCTGAGCACGCCAAGCAGGGCTACCGCAATTATCCCGGCTTGAACTCCGAGGATGCCAAGGCGCTGCGCTATCAGGACGAGCTGTGGACGTACGCCAAGGCGGTCAGCGTCGACGGGAGGGTGCGCGGGATCATGCCGTACACCTATGACGGCAACCATCAGGATTGGTCTAATTTCGATATTCGCACCGAGACATTCTTGCGGCCGTTCCTGGCGCGCATCGCCAGTCAGGGGTTGCCGCAGCCGGCCCCATTCCCGGCCCCTGCCGTCAAAACTCTGGCCGAGGCGTTGGCGGCAGCGTTCGGCTCCCAGTTCAGCGACTTGCACGCCAGCTTGCCGCATCACGCTACGCTGAAGTATGCCACGCGGCCGACGGCCAACATTACCCGCCTGGTGCTGCACCACACGGCGACGCCGCAGACGACGACCTGGCAAACGGTGGCCACCTACCACGTCAATAGCAAGGACTGGCCGGGAATCGGGTATCACATCGGCGTGCATGTGGACGGCCAGGTCGCGCTGCTGAACACGCCGGAGACGATCAGCTATCACTGCGGCGACGCCAGCAAGCCGGGAGACGAAAACGCCGACAGCCTGGCGATCGCGGTCATGGGCAATTTTGAGTCCGATCCCGTACCACCGCTGGCCTGGACGACGGCACAACAGGTGGCGGACGTGGTGCGGGCTTTCCTGGGGCGTAACGTGCCGATGATCGGGCATCGCGATGTAGCGGGCGATACGGTCTGTCCTGGTAAGAATCTCTATGCGCTGCTGAAAGCGCCCGCGCCGGTCACGCTGCCAGAGCAGGAGCCGGTCATGGCAGTGGGTCTGTTGGCAGACAAGTGCCGGTATTGGCTGGAGGAGTCGGTACGCCAAGATGAAGCGGGGAATGCGGAGCGGGCGAAGGCGATCCGCTACAGTCTGATCAAGTTGTTCTACCGGCTGGAGAATGCGCTGAAGGCGGGCAAGCCGACAGGGTGACACCATGATCGCTGAGCACGCCGCATCAACTGGGACGAAGCGTTATACCTGGCTCTGTGGCTTTTGGTGATCGTCCTGCTGTGCTCGGCGCGGTGATGTAATGGGACGGAGGGTATGATGGCGATGAAGGTGGACAATAAGCAGGTCAGTGAGACGGCCTGGGGGGACGTGGATAAGGCGGCGCTGGGGCGAAGGCTGGCGGAGGCATATGCCGCTGGCGAGGCCTCGGCGGCGGTGATCCGGGAGGCGTATGCGTTCGTGCCGGCGGAAGCATTCGGGAAGGCTGGCGAGGGGAAGCCGTCCTTCGCTTTCTCGAAGGGCTGGGGTCCGCATCACGAGCTGAGCGGCGACACGCTGATCGTGAACCGGGGCGGGGTGATCGGCGGAGCGCAGGCGCTGGCTGGCGCCAGGTCGGCGCCGAGTCTCACCGGGGCGGATCTGGCGAGCGCGAAACGACACATCCGCAAACACTACCGGGCGCTGAAGATGGAGGCTCCGGATAGTTTGAAGGAGTCTATGACAGTCGTCGAGGTGGGGCGGCCGTTGGCGGAGATGACGAAGGGGTCGTTCGAGTATGCGGCGGATGAGGTGTGGCGAGCGTTCCGGGATGGGTTTGGGGCGCCAGAGTCCCCTGGGATGGCGGAGTACTACCCAGTAGAAACGTTCCCGGAGGCGTTGATCGTGTCCGAGTGGTCATCCGACGAGGGGCCGGACGAGTTCTATCGGGTGCCTTTCATGAAGGACGCCGACGGGACGATCGTCTTTGCGGCGCGAGAGGCATGGGAGCCGGTGGAGCTGACCTATCAGCCGAGGACGGAGGGCCAGGAGCAGCCGCCGATGATGGAGAATAATCAAGGGCATGGGGGGACCCAGGGCGGGGGAACCCAGGGCGGGGGAACCCCGCCCCTACAGCGGCGACGGTTGGATGAGCGGGTGGCGCCGTTGGCGGAGCTGGCCGGTGCGGGGAATGGGGCGACGCGGCGGATTCAGATCCGGGGGCTGATGCAGGCGGGG